GATACTGGAGGAGCGAAAGCAAGCGCAACTTTGGGACTTCTTACGGCTACTGCTAAATATGCAGGTATTGTCGGTAATGAGATTGCAGTAAGTGTTGTAACTAATGGAGATAAATTCGACGTTATTACTTTATTTAGAGGCATTGAAAGAGATAAGCAAACCGTTACAACAGTAGATGAGTTGGTTCCTAATGATTATGTAGTATTTAGTGGAACAGGTAATTTAGTAGAAAATGATGGAGTTACATTAACTGGCGGACAAAATGGAACGGTTAATGAGGCGACCTATGCTACTTACTTGAATGTAATAAAATCGTACAAATGGAATACGATGGGCATTCCTCAAAATGTTCCAGCTGTAAACCCTAATATTATTACTTTCATTACTAATATGAGGGAAAATCTTGGTAAGAAAGTACAAGCTGTTTTGTATAACGCAGACGCGGATTACGAAGGAATTATAACTGTAAACCAGGGCTATAAAACAGTGACTGAAACAGTTAGTCCTACTACCTTTGTAGCTTATGTAGCGGGTTTGACTGCTGGCTCAGATGTAGATGTTTCTAATACTTATCATGTAATTAATGGAGCGGTTTCAATCGTTTATCCTGAAGGTGTAACTCCTTATGGGGATGAAGAGATTGAGGAAGCTCTGAAAGCTGGTAAGATGGTTCTTTCAACAAGACAAGATGGTGCAATCGTTATTGAGCAAGATATCAATACATTGCATACATTCACTCCTGATAAAGGATATACTTTCAGTAAGAACCGTGTTATTAGAACGCTTGATGAAATCAATAACTCCATAGCATTACTGTTTGAAAGAAGTTATATTGGTAAAGTGGATAACAATGATGATGGAAGAAACATTTTTAAAGCTGATATTATTGCCTACCTAAATATGCTTCAGAGTATTTCAGCAATTCAAAACTTTGATAGTACTACAGATATTCAGGTATATGCTGGAGAAGCTATTGATGCAGTAGTTGTTGATTTAGCAATTCAGCCAGTAGACTCAATGGAAAAATTATACATGACTGTAATGGTCGGATAATGAGAGGAGGAATAATGTATGTTTTTACGTGCTGGTGATACAATCAGTGGTCAGGAAGGTAAAGCAACATGTGTCATAGATGGAAACGTGCATGATATGTTTTATGTAAAAAGCTTGGAAGCCACTTTTGAAAAGAATAAAGTTGAAGTAAGAACCCTTGGAAAAAGAGGCGCTCAGCATAAAGGAACTGGCTGGTCTGGTAGTGGTTCAATGACAATCTATTATGTAACATCCATATTTAGAGAACTGGCATTGAAGTATGCAAAGAGTGGTAAAGATACTTATTTCAATATTACAATAGTTAATGATGACCCAACATCTACTATTGGTAAACAAACGATAGTATTGTACAATTGTAATATAGATAGTACAATATTAACTAAATTGAATACGGAAGCTGATGTTTTAGATGAAGACATTGATTTCACTTTTGATGATTTCGATATCCTTGATAGCTTTGGCAATCCAATACAATAGTATAAGAGGAGGAATATAAATGAGTACATTATTAGAGTTTCTAATTGAAAATCCAGTAGATAACTTAACAGCTGAAGTAATTGTTTCCCCAAGACTTGCAAAATTTCCTTTCAAGATAAGGGGGATGACTGGCCCAGAGTTCGCGGAGTATCAAAAACTTTCTACTAAAATTGATAGAAAGAAAAAGGTAGAATTTGATAGTAAAAAGTTTAATGAATTGGTTGTTCTAAATCATACTTTGGAACCAAACTTCAGAGATGCGGAAAGTATTAAGAAAGCAGGTTGCCAAACACCTGAACAGTTCTTATATAAGAGCTTACTTGCAGGTGAAATTTCAGAACTTGCTCAGCAAATTTCTTCATTATCCGGATTTGATAAAGAATTCGAAGATGAGGTAGAAGAAGCAAAAAACTCTTAAAGGAGGGTGACGGCGAAACGTGGTACGCCTATTATGCTCTCAATAAATTTCATTGGGAGCCATCACGTTTCGCCAACCTTCCTCGTAAAGAAAAAGCGTTAGTTATAGCTATGATTGATGAAAGAATTGCTCAAGAGAAAAAAGAGGCAGCAAAAATTAAGAGGAAAGGAGGTCGCAGACGCTAATGGCAACGGTAAGTAATACAATCACAATGAATGATAAAATGACTCCTGTTCTTAGGACTATAATACATACAATGGCAAATACTATCAAAACAATGGATAATGCGGCAAGGGTTAATAACTCTGTTTTTACTGGTATGCAAAAAGATGCCCAAATCGCTTCTCATTCCCTTAATAATTTTGTTGAAGATATTAACGAATTAGAGCAGCAAATAAAGAATATGCCAAAGGCATCGTTCAAGATTGACCCTATAATTATTGATAGTCCTTTTAATGAACTGCAGGCTGAGGCCGCTGAATTTAATAACTATATGCAAAAATTAGCTGCAGATATTAATTTAGGCGATATCAATATCCACGGATTTGAGAATGTATCATTTGATAATGTTAAACTAAAGGCTCAAGAACTGCAGAATCAATTCCTTAACCTCGAAAATGCTATAACTCCTATAATGTCTAATCTAAATAATTTGGATAATACTACTCTAACTAATTTACAGGCAGATACAAAAAAGGTTATTAATCAAGCCCAACTATTTCAGCAAGAGATACATGAAATAACTAATAATTTAAATGGACTTGATAAAAAACCATTCAATAATATTCGAACTAGTATAAATAAATCGATTTCATCTTTAACGAAATTTGATAAAATGATAGATTCTGCAATTGATGGACTTAATAATACAGATAAAACAGGTAGTGAGGCATTTAAAAATATACAAAAAAATGCAACAGCCGCGGCAAGTAACGTAAATAAACTTGAACAGGAGATAAAGGAACTTCCAGCCGCAGCAGATAAAGCTACAAAATCCTTTCATGCATTTAAAAATCCATTAGTTACTGCGGCCTCCGCTATATACACAATTAAAGCAGCCTTGCAGGGAGTTTCTCAGATGACTGGTATTGCAGATACTTTCACTTTGACTACCGCAAGGCTGGATTTAATGAATGATGGATTACAGACTACTGGTAAATTACAGAATATGATATTAGCATCCGCTCAACGGTCAAGAGCAGAATATGGAGCTACTGCGGCAGCAGTTAGTAAATTAGGTATATTAGCGTCAGAAGCATTTAGCAGTACAGAAGAGATTGTAGCATTTACAGAATTGATGAATAAATCGTTTAAGGTCGGAGGGGCATCAATCCAAGAGCAATCTTCAGCAATGTATCAGCTGACTCAAGCAATGGCGGCAGGTAAATTACAAGGTGATGAATTTAGAAGTATAATGGAAAATGCTCCTATGCTTGCAGAAGCAATTGCTAAATTTACAGGTAAGTCAAAAGGTGAGCTGAAGGAAATGTCATCCGAAGGACTCATCACGGCAGATATTATCAAAGGCGCGATGTTTGCAGCAGCAAAAGATATTAATGATGCCTTTGATGATATGCCAAAGACCTTTGGAGATATCTGGACGGAAGTAAAAAACATGACTCTAAAAGCATTTCAACCAGTCATTGAAAGAGTGAACGCCTTTATTAATAGTCCCGCATTTGACCAATTTGCTCAGAATATAGTCAATGGATTGATTTGGATATCTAATGCGGCACTTGATGTGATTGAAGTGTTGGGACAGATAATGGCTTGGGTTCAAGAAAATGGCCCGGTTATTGCAGACATAGCGGTAGGGGCGCTAACAGGTATTGCTGTAGCATATACAGCAGCTCAGGCGGCTGCCATTTTATACGCCTTTGCGCAGGGCGCCGTCAACACGCAATTATTGATATTAAATGCAAGACTTGTGCTGGCGGCAGCAATGGTGGCGGCAGCAGTTTACTTATGGCAAAACTTTGGAGTAGCGGGAAAGATATTAGCGGTTATCTTGGGGGTGCTTGCAGGAGTTATCCTAGTGGCTACAATAGCTCAATACGCTTTTAATGCTTCCTTATGGGCCTGTCCCTTGGTTTGGATTATTGCGTTAATTGTAGCGGTTATTGCAATCATCGCAGTTTTAGTTTTATGGATTATGGACTTGTGGCAAACAAATATGGATTTCAAATATGGAATAATTAAGATATGGAATTCAATTCTCAATTTCTTTGACCAGATTCCAATCTTCTTCCAGATGGTCGGTAATGGTATTGCAGATGCATTTGGATGGGCAAAAGTGAAGGTATTAGAAATCCTTCAGGGGATGGCAAATGGTGCTATTAAAATTATCAATGATTTGATTGGGATGTTAAACAAAATCCCTGGAGTAGCTATTGACCCTATTCAGGAATTGACCTTTGCAGCTGCCGCGGCAGCGGAAGAGGAAGCAAAAAAGCAGGCAAGAGCCGATAGACTACAGGCAGCAAGAGACTCAGCAGCAGCAAAGGCCGCCGAAAGAGATGCAAAGATGGCAGCTGATAGAGCCGCTGATGAGGCTGCACTTGCTAAGAAAAGAGCAGAGGCTGAGGCTGCAAAGCAGGCAAAGCAAGACAATCAATTAGCAGGTGGTTTGGAAGAGTATTTGAGTCAGATCCCTGAGGAATTTGATTGGGATAAATATATGAAGAATATAGATAATCTGAACATAACCGGCGGTGACCTTGATAGCGTGGGCAAGATTGATAGTGTGGGCAAGATTAAAGATGATATAAGCATCACAGATGAAGACATTAAATTATTAAAAGATGTAGCCGCAACAGAATTTGTTAATAAATATACAACACTAAGACCAGAAATGACCGTACAGTTTGGTGATGTAAGAGAAACAGCCGATGTTGGTAAGATACTTGAAGTTATCGAGGATATGATTGAAGAAGCATATGCGAGTGTATTAGTAGGGGAGGGAGCATAATGGCTATTAGATTTTTCTTTGAATTTGAAAACCAAGTTGTTCAGCTTCCAGTTAACCCGGAGGAGATTACGATAACTTCCTCCGGGAATAACAAGAGAGAGGAAATTGTTAAACTTGGAGAAATAAATTTATTAAGGCAAAAGAAATTAGAAACCTTAGTAATAGAGAGCTTTCTTCCTAATGATGCTAACGCTCCATATGTCCTAACAAAAAGAAAGTTTGAAAAGCCTCAATTCTATATAGATTTCTTTGAAAAGATTAGGGTGGAGAAAAAACCATTTAGATTCATAATTAGTGATACTAAAATCAATATGTTAGCCGCTATTGAGGATTTAGAATATGGATTAAAAGCTGGAGATGATGATATTCATTATAGTTTAACCATTAAAGAGTATCGACCTTTTTCGTCGAAGGTTGTTAAAATTACCTTACCAGCTAATAAAACTGAACCTGCAAAAGTAACTCCTCCAGCAACTGAAAGACCTAAGACAGGATTTGCTATTGGAGATATTGTTATAGCTAATGGAAACTATTGGTATACGAGTTATGGGGATAATCCTCATGGGACATTTAAGGACTTTACCGGAAAGATTAGTCATATAGTAGCAGATAAAAATCGTAAATACAGATACCATATTACAACCCTAAGTGGTGGATATAGAGGCTGGGTAGCAGAAAATCAGATAAAACATAAATAGAAAGGGTGAGTTAATGAATATAGAAGCGATTGTACAAGATAGTAAAAGTGGCGTGGTTTATGATATTAGTGAATTGATTACAGATGCTACATGGGAGACTACATTAACCAATCAGCCCGGAAAATTAACTTTTAACTATATTGATGATACTAAAGTGACTATAAGTGAAGGCTCACCTATTTCTTTTAAAGTAGATGGCAAAGGAGTTTTCTTTGGTTATATCTTTAAAAAGGGAAAGAAGAAGGACGAAAAAATCCCGGTAACGGCTTATGACCAGATGCGTTATTTGAAAAATAAAGACACTTATGTATTATCAAATTTAACAGCCTCACAGATATTTACAAAGATATGCAGGGATTTTAAATTATCCTTTGAAGTGATAGATTCAAGTTCCTATATAGTTTCACCTCGAGTTAATGATAACAAAACATTATTTGAAATCATTCAGCATGGGATTGACGAGACCTTAATCAACACCGGAAATTGGTATATGATAAGAGACAACTTTGGCAAACTACAATTTATTAGTATTAACTCAATGAAGACAGATTTGTTTATCGGGGATGAAAGCTTACTAATTGATTTCGATTATGAAAGCTCCATAGATGATGATACCTATAACCAAGTTAAATTGATTAAGGAAAACAAAGAAACAAAGAAAAGAGAAATTTATATTGTTAAAGATAGTAATACTATCAAGCAATGGGGATTATTACAATATTTTGAAAAGATGGATGAAAAGGCAAATGCTGCACAGATTCAAGCAAGAGCTGAAATGATTCTAAAGCTAAAGAATAGGGTAACTAAGAAATTAAAATTAAATTGTCTTGGAGACCTGAGGGTGGCAGCTGGTAGTGGTGTAGTCCTTGGAATTAGTGATTTACAAAAAGAGGGAGTAGCCATTAATCAATATTTCATGGTTACTACTTGCTCTCATATATTTCAAAATGATTTGCATATAATGCAATTGGAAGTGCAGGTGAGTATATAATGGCAGGAAATAAATTATTAAAAATAATGCAAGAAGCTGGTAAAATGCCTGCAGAAGAAACAACTGATTTACTATTCGGAGAAGTAACTTCGGTTTCTCCTCTAAAAATAAAGATTGATAATCGTTTTGAGGTTGGCGAGGAATTCTTAATATTATCAGCCTTGGTGAAAGAAACCGTTATTAATATACCTGCGATTGATGTCTCATATAGAGAGGATAAACAACATTCGCATGTAATACCTGCAACCGTGACCCTATCCGTTGACAGTAATAATAATCCGGTTCATCATGACCATAAGATAGCACCTTGGAAGACTGAATTAGCTTTACCAAGTATAAGACTATGGAGAGGATTAATTGTTGGGGATAAGGTAAGAGTGTTAAGAGTGAATCAAGGACAAATGTTTTATGTACTTGAAAGAGAGGAGGGAATTACATGATACCTGAACAGCAAGTAGATTTAACTAATTTAGAGGTAGTCAGTCAGCCCTCGTTGACCTATAAATTAGACTTTGAAAGAAAGAGGATTAGTGGCAAGATAGATAATGAAGAAGCTATTATGCAGATGGTTATGAAAATCCTTTATACAGAGCGTTATGCCTATGTAATATATAGTCCGCAATATGGAGTGGAGTTAGATAGATTAATGGGAAAAGATTATAATTTCATTGTTTCAGATTTAGAAAGAACTATTACAGAAGCGCTTCTTGCAGATGATAGAATTTTAAGTATAACAGACTTTGTTACGGAACAAACTGCAATTGATAGAATGACTGCTACCTTTACAGTTAACTCAATAGTAGGGTCAGCAAATATTAATACGGAGGTGAAAATAGTATGATTGGAGATTATTTAGAACAATATACCTTTGAATATTTAATTAAAAAAGCATTAGCAAGAGTTCCTGATACCATTGATAAAAGAGAAGGTAGTATTATCTATGATGCTTTGGCTCCAGCTTGTTATGAATTATCTGAATATTACATGAGGTTGAGAAAGGTACTACAAGATACTTATGCAGAAACAGCAAGTGGAGAATATTTAGATTTAAGGGTTGCAGAACGAGGTATTAAAAGGTTTGAAGCTACCGCAGCTGTAAAGAAAGGAATATTTACTAATGGAAGCGGAGCTCCATTAGAGATTGAGTTAGGAAGTAGATTTTCTACACCAACTGATAGAGAAAGTTTAAACTATATAGTTACAGCTCCTTATGAGGTAGAAGGTCAAATTATCCCAGGGAATTATCAATTGACTTGTGAAACCGTTGGAACAGTTGGAAATGCCTACGTAGGTAATTTAATACCCATTAACTATATTCCAGGATTAGGTAAAGCTATAATGACTGATTTGATTATCCCGGCACGGGATGCTGAAACGGACGATGAGTTAAGAGCAAGATATTTCCTATCTTTAAAGGATAAACCATTTGGAGGAAATCTTGCACAATATCGTGAGAATCTAAAGAATATTGAAGGTGTTGGTGAAGTTCAGATTTATCCAGTTTGGGACGGTGGCGGAACTGTTAAATGTAGTGTTATAGATACTTCATTCAATCCTATTACTTCAGATTTCATAACCGTTATACAAGATATTATAGACCCAACCCCTCAAGGAACTGGATTGGGGTTAGCCCCTATTGGGCATACCGTAACTATTACAACCCCGGAAGAATTAATAATAAATATCGCGGCTAATATATCCCTAATGCCGGGATATACAAAAGCACAAGTTGAGACCCCTATAAGAGAAGCTCTTGAAGCCTATTTGTTAGACCTTCGTAAAAAATGGGGAGTACCTAATGATTTCAATCAATACATTCTTGAGGTTTATATTTCAAGAATAAATGCAGCAATATTAAGTGTTCAAGGTGTTTCAAACGTAACTGGAATAACAATCAATGGTTTGGCGAATGACTTAACTTTAGTTGAGACAGCTGAAAGACAGGAATTGCCAATATTAGGGGCGGTGAGCTTGAATGTCTAAAACAAATTTAGCTATTTATTATCCAATAGTATATAAAGGAGTTCATGAGATAGACCAACTGGTTGCTACTGAAAATGTAATGTTTGATGAACTGGATAATCTGACTACTGAGGCTGAAGAAAATCAGTTTATTCTAACTTCTAATTCAAGAGGGTTAGAAGTATATGAAAAAATGTTAAATATAATAGCAAATCCAGAGTCAGATAGTATACAATTTAGGAGAGAGAGGTTAATAAATAGACTGTCTTACTTCTCTCCATTCACATTAAGAGAATTGAAACGTAGGTTGAACAATCTATTAGGGTCAAACAATTATGATATCGAGGTGATTTATGATGATTATGAATTAAAGTTGGGTTTGGAGGTTGAGGTTCATGGAAAATTAGATGAAGTTTTGAAAACCTTAATTTCAATTGTTCCCGTAAATATGCTCATTAATCCGAGGCTAATTTATAACCGACATTCAACCCTATCACGATTCACGCATGGTCAACTACAAGCTTATACACATAATCAATTAAGAAGTGAGGTGATTAGCTGATGGCTGATAAAACTACTAATTACAATTTAATAAAACCAATACCTGATGAGTTTTATGATGTTGAAGTTTTTAATGAAAATGCTGACATCATAGATGCTGAATTGAAAAAGCTTAATGATAATATGGATACAAATAGAGTATCAATATCCCAAATCGCGGATGATATTTTAGACCTTAAGTCGCATAAGGATGATGGAGCGCAACACGCAAAAACAGCAAGATTTGTTATAGGAACGTCTACAGCAGTATGGACTGCAAAAGACTGTGACTATCTTTGTGATGGAACAAATGACCAAGAAGAAATAAATCGAGCTATACAGGATTTACCTGCTAGTGGCGGTGAAATCATTATCCTTGATGGCACTTACAATATCACAGCAACGATTAATGTTAATAAGAATAATGTGTCCATTAAAGGAAACGGTAATGCCACAATATTAAAAAGAATGTGGGATAGTTCTTCT